TGAACTGAGGACCTTGAGGACCTCTAGTCGCTACTGTAACAACATTAGTATCACCATTAACCGTAACGGTGTTTCTTTCGGTTGTAATGTTAACTGAACTCATGTTGTAGTGTAGCCCTCGCTTACAAATATTGTACCTTCTAAATAATATTGTTTTGACCCTGCTCCATCAATTAATAAAACATCATATTTTAAAAGATCAGGAGTAAATGTAGCAGTTTGAGTATCAGTAAGAGTAATGCTTACAGATCCAGCAGATCTATCAGTGTAGCTAACAGAAAAATCAGCATATTTTGTGGTGCGTGTTTCTTCCCAAACCTGTGCAGCCACAGTAAATCCAGTAAGATTTATAGCATTATTATTAGAGTCTTTAAAAATAAGCGGAATCGTATGATCCGATCTTCTTTGAAGCGTGAAGTTGTATATGCCAGGTTCGATTGCCATAATTAAGTTTTAATTACATACATCATAGCCACGTTTCTAGGTCTACTTTCACTACCACCTTGATTTGAGATAGAAACACTTGTACTTACAGAAACAGTTGCATTATTCATGAATCCAGAGTTTGTGTTATTAGTAAAATTTTGTGATCCTCCATCGCCATCACCACCTTCTCTTCTAATATCGGTAACAGCAGCAGTACCAGTATCTTCAACGTGTTTTCTTTGATAATTTAATGCGTGAGAGTGTGCTCCTGCTGTAGAAGTTGCACTTGCAGAGTGATTGTGAGATGCGTTTTGTGATCCTTGCGATGAACCTATAGACCTACCAGAATCAGCATTTCTACCATTATCAAAACCCCTAACAAATTCACCTCGCAAATCAGGAACTTTAAAATTACTACTATTGGTTGAGCCATACTGCGTTCCAATAACCGCAAATAACGCAGCATATGTTGTTCTACTAACAGTGGCTCCATTACATTCTAAATATCCAGAAGGAACTGAAGCTACAGCAATACAAAATACTGCTCCACTTGGAACACCTTGAACTATTGAGAAACTTAAGTTTCCTGACCCATCTGTTTTTAAAAATTCTCCTGCACTTCCGTCAGTTCCAGGTAAGGTAAAAGTTACGTTACTACTAACAGAAGAGGGTGATTTTAAAGCAACAAAAGGAGCACCACTGGAGTCTTGAAATCTTATCGGTAAGCCATTACTCATATCTAGTCCAGCGTCACTAATTTCTACTCTTTCAACACCAGCAGTAGCAAAGCCCATGGTATTGGCTCCTACTCTAAATATTCCTGTATCTGTATCTCCATCAAAACTTAGTGCAGGGCTTCCTGCTCCAGAACTATCATCAGCCAAAAGCTGACCTGTCATCGTACCACCTGCTCTGGGTAGTAATCCTAAATTCGCAGAATCGACAGAACCAACAGTAGTAAAACCGTTATTAGCTGCATTTCTTATTTTTAAATTATTACTATCTGCTGTATCTACATACGGCATAAACGCTGCTGTGTTACTTGGATCAGTACCACCACTATTAAGAGTTTTTATTGCATCAAATACAGCATTAAGGTCACTTCTTACAGAAGCTCCAGAGGCATTGGCAATATTATAGTCTGATACTTGGCTCATCTATACAGTGATTTTCTCCATATTACACCCCTTTACCATATCCTACAGCTTGAAATGTGAAAGTCCTATTAACAAAAGTTTCATTACCTGATGTATCTCTATTTTTTATAGTCACTGTAAATCCTGTACCAGAAACATTAGTTACAGTAAAAAAATCTCCACCTTGAGCATTTTGAATAGTTATACCAACAGTAGGTAAGAAAGCATTTGCTCCTCCTAATGATGAAGTTCCAACAAAAAATGGTGTTCCAAAAGTAACTGTCTTTGCTGAAGTGCCAGAAGATTGTGGTGCAGTAGATGTGCTGCCTCCTGTCTGGTAATTTTGTTCTGTTCTTGATTGAAACTCTGCTGTATAACCTGCCTGTTGCACATTCATATTCTGTGAAACATTAGTTGTTTCTAAAACTAATTTAAACTTAAATCTACGACCTTTAAATGTTCCGTTTGCAAAGTTATTAAAATCTCCAAAACTACCTGATGCTGTTTGAGATGTTGCTACCTGTATCTGACAATTTGCTTCATCTGCTGCTGCACCATCAAAATTACCATCAGTTGCATAATCATCCCAAAAAGATCCACTTGGGATAATAGTTTCTATATCAGTACCAATGACAAAACCAATAGAACGTATTACTCTTTTTAAATTAAGAGAGAATACAGCACCAAGATCTAAAATATCTTTGAAGGCATATTCTCCTGTTGCGTTTGTTGCTGGATTTGTAAGCTGCAATGCACTGGTTGTATTATTAAATGTTGTATTAGTATCTACTCCTTGAAACGGAGGGCTATCTAAATCTTCTCTGTCCTGTAATATAACTTGAGTATCAATAAGATCAGGTAAATCCTGTATTACACTGGTTTCTCCTAAGCTAAAGTTACCCTGGTCATCTTGAAATTTAAGGATATATTCTCCTTCCAGAGAGGCAACCACTACATCTGTACTATTACCAGCCAACGCAGTTACAAGGTCTACTGAGTTTTGAAACGTACCAGTACCATCAGTTAAATTACTATGCCTTATATAAACTCTTCCGCCGTGTATAACGTCAGCATCAGTTGACCTACTCCATCTTAATCTGACTAATTGATTTGTTAGTGGTTCTAAAGTTAAATTTTGAACATTTCCAGGTGGTTCTGTTTTACCCACAGCATTAAATGTTATATCAGTTGATGTAGCGGATAATTTTAAGGCTGCGTTAAATGAAAATACTCTAAATTCATAAGTTCCTGCTTCAGTATTTATTATTTCAAAGTCAGGTCTAAATACAACTTCATTAACCCAGTTTGTATTGTTAAATCTATATTGAACAAGATATTGACTTACACCTGTAACAGATACCCAAGATAAAATTAATTTAGTTACAGCAAGAGCATTTATAACAACGATTCTTTCTGATGCCTGTAAGTTTGATGGAGGACTTTTTGGCTCGTTTAATAAAGATATACTTCTAGAAGGCAAGCTTATGCCAGATTCAATATTTGCATATTTACCATCAATATAAGTTAGTGCTGTTATTGCATAGTTGATACCATCTTGTTCTTCAACAGTTATTACTCTAAATGTCTGTGCTTCTAAAGTAGAACTTTGCAGCAACCATATAGCATTTACATTCGGTGTTGCAGATAAAGCTGAATCTAATGTGATTACACTGCCTACAATTCCAGTTACGTTTTTGGTTTCAACTGTGCCATCGGGTAAGATGACACTACACTTTTTGTTCGATCCAGTAAACGTATCTAGGTCTTGCGTATTATCAACAGTGATTTGCGTAGTAGTTGCTGCATTTATTCTTCCTGATCTTCTTTCTCCACCACGAACAGGGTCATTGATAGAGATGACAGATCCAGGTCTTACTATCGCACCAGCATCTATAGATGTTGTAAAACTAACAACTTCTGATTCGTTTTGCTCACTAAATAATATTGCTTTGCCTAATCTTTGAGCCTGACCACGAGAAGTACAGGCAAATGCTTTTACATCTTTCTTTACTATTCCTAACTTGGCTTGTGCAGCAGTATCTTCTACAACCTCATAATCTATCTCTCTGCTATCCATATTAAAATAGCTGACAGAGATAACAGTATGTCTTTGTTTTAAACTGCTGCCAGAATATGAAAACCCACCTTCACCTACATTTGCCAAGCTAAATAAATAACTTGGATCTGTTGGTTTGTCCTGTGTAATAGTTACAGAACCTTCAGACCATATAGGAAAACATCTCATAACACCAGCTAATTCATTTATTAGTGTGTATGCCTCCATAGATCCCTGTATATTTACATTGCAGCTAAATCTAGCTTCCTGCCCTCCAAATCCATCTGATACCAGTTCATTTGCATATCTACTAGCTGCAACAAAACTAAATAAATCTAAATTACTGTCTGTAATATGCGTTCCAAATCCGTACCTTTCAGTCGTGAGAAGGTCGAGTAGTATTAGACTTGGACACGAGCACCATTGAGCAGCACCCATAGTTCCATTAAATATATAATTAGGTGGGTATTGTATTCTGCCCGTTTGTAAATCAACGGTTGGAGTAAGACCACCATTTGATGCTGGTATTCTTACCTTTACTCCACGAATACGAAAAGCTCGTTTTGGTATGGAACTAAACTGCTCAGAATCTATCCTTAAATTTGTATAGGCACTGTTTAAATATCTTTGTCTATCATCAATTAATAATTGAATACTACTTACATTAAAAGCGTCTACAATGCTACCTCCAGATACTTGATCATCTGTTACTCTTTCTATTTTTACATTTGCGAAAGTATAATTATCAGGTAAATTAATTCTATATTCTTTTGAATAGGCATCAGCAGTTCTACCAGTTATGGTATCTGTTAATTTTTCAGTATGACTTGTTTCATTATTAACTTTTAAAGAAATTTTTAATTGTACAGTTGATCCTAATAAGTCACCTTGATCTGTTGCTCTTTGTATTTGTGCAAAAGTAACTGTTACTTTTACAGCATCTTTTCCTATAGGTAAATCTCTTGCAACACCATTACCACTTTTAGTACATGGTACAGAAACAAAACCAGATAGAGGACTTTGTGATTGTTGTATTCCAGGTATATGCTCTTGGTTTCCTGTACCAAAACGAGGTGTAAAGCTTACATTTTGAAAATTAAAATCAGAAGTCTGTGGGCTTGTATTACTGGCACTTGAGTTAAGGATAGGAGTATCGTTTAAAAATATATCTTTTAATGCTGCATTATTATAAGCTGCATCACTTTTACTAATTCCAGCTTTAGAAGGAGTAGCAAAACCTTCTATTTCTCCCTCAGATAATAAATCTTGAATAGTAGCAAACTGTCTACTGTTTAAAGTATCAGGTGCTCTTGTCGGAGAGGGTGGAGTGGGAGGAGGACCACCAGAACCTCTAATAATTTTATCTGTCATGCTGTCACCTGGTTCGTGTCAATTCCTGCTGAGATAACCACCGATCCGCACACAATTTCTCCATAACAAATTGGGTGGCTAGTTCCTGCCCGTGATGTATTTTGCACCCCAGAAAAGCTAAATGATATTCTTGGATCTTCTTCGTTATTAAAATCTTGTGGTTTAGGCAAAGGAAATAACATTTCACTTACACCCATCAAAGTTAAAGCTACACCTATATTTCCTAAAGTAGCAGTAAGACTAAACGCTCCAGAGGCAGTAGCAAATCCTCCTCCTAAACCTCCTGGTCCAAGCCCAAACCCAACGGCAGGATTAAAGACTGCTAAACCTATTAAGGCAACTCCTAATAAAGTTTTACCTACACCCCCGCCAGCACCAGAAATTACAGGAACAATACTTACATCTGACTGTCCTATTGGATTGTGTATTTCAGTCTCATCAATATCATAATTACCGACAAGCACTTGATAATGTCTATTTGCCATGTGTGCTTCTAACCCTTCAAAATTAGTTATTAAAAATCTTATTGCATCAGCAGTGGAATTTATTACAGCATCTAATTCTTTATGACCGACAAAGTCAGCTAGTTCTCCATAAAGTTTAACTTTTCTGAGCATAGCGATACCTCTTACCAGTACATTTTAACAACCACTCAGAATATGGTTCTCA